TCAGCTAGGGTGTAGTTTTCTTCTTCTGCTAAGTAAACGCCTTTAACGCCATTGTAGAGGCTTCTGCGGCTTTGCTTGGTCTTAACTGATATACCACCGACTAATACAGATTCATCGACTGTAATCGTGGGGGTGTTGTATTCAGCACCGACAATAAAATACTCACCGCCTGAGTAAATTAACTTACCGCCCATGCTCGACAACATGGCCTCGATGTTATCTTTTCTACTATTTGCAGTGTCTACTACGCCATCCAGAACGTATCGCTGTTGACTGCCACCGCCTGACAAATTAACAGTCTCATCGCATAAACTTTGAGCCGCTATCAGAGCCGTTGTATTGACGTTAGAGGCCGACTCTGCCAAGCCATACTTTGTATCCTTTAGGTAGTCAAACACGCAGAGAGCGGGATTCTGCGACCATGCTGTAGTAGCTGAGACAGGGTTATAAACCTTTTTACCTCTAACCACTGTAGAAATGTTTGGCAAGCCTTGCGCGAATTGATCTGTGTCGTATTTTAGTCGTACATAGATATATGCTGTGTCTAATAATTTATGGTCATTAGTCCAACCAGTAGACGCAGATACTAGAGTGCTGTCGGCAGTTGTTTGTGTACCATCATGGAAGCCTATGTGAACATAAGACCCCCAGTTGCCTTGAAAACTGCCATCCCAGATTTTTGTGTCGTTAAACCAGACCTCCTCAAAGCCATCAATCGCATGACCCGCAACAGCAACTACTAGATGGAGATATTCGTTATCAGTCCCAGTAGAATCAAGGTAAACAATAGCACCGCCAACTCTAGCGCGACCATAAATGATTTTGCGGGATACAGCAGGTTCTCTGACAGTTACAGAATTGCCCTGCATCGACGTTCCCATAGATGGTTTTGGCATCAATGCGCGAGATACAACGGAAAGGCCAGCACCGATAGCAAATGCTGTTGCAAAAGTACCTAATGCAAATCCTGTGGCTACAGCCCCACCTACTGCCGTTGCTAATCCTGCTATTGCCGCTACTGCCATTTTACTTTCCTAAAAATTTAGAATAAACGCGCTCAATTAAATCAAAGCCCATTCCTATCATTAGCTTGTCGAAAGGTATATGTACCTTCGTATTAATCATCATCAATGATACACCAATATCACGACAATAATCTTCTGCGAATTTGATCAATTTATAACCAGTTGCACCCGCCCTGCTATCAGGCAAAACAAATACAACATCATTCACTGCAAAGTAGTGATCTTGATAATGGATGCTTTTATTGATTATCAAAACAAAGTAACCAACTAACTCACCATCATCACGCGCAGTAAATATATTCAATATCCCTGCCGCATCTAACCTAGCGTATTCTTTCCAATCAGGATTTAGTTTTATCTTGCCCTGATTTAACGCAACAAGCCGCCAGTGTTCTTCCAATAGCGGCTTTATATCTTCTTTAACATTTACCAGACTTTCATGCTGGATTGTTATCATCTGCCTATCCTTGGGTCAGTCCTGCCTCCTGAATAACTACCTGCCGATGCTGGGGTTGGTCTTCCCCAGATGATCTCTTTCTCTTGAATCTTAGTCACAAATTCAAAGCCCTTATCGGAAGGATGCTCAATCTTTTGATCTTCACTGGTGTAGCGTCTAACAAATGATCTTTCAAAGGCAATTAATTTATTCTCTACGCTTAAAGATATTGTAGATGTCTCACCGCCATCGGCTATAGTCATTACATCCATAAAGCCGCTAAAGATAATTACAGGCGATGAAACTAAATCCCCGCTATCATCTAATGCGCCCAGGCGAATAGTTAGCGGCCTACCCTGGTAGGGCTCATCCCTAGCGATAGTGACTAATGATTGCTTTATACCTGTCAGCGTAACAGTTGCACCATTTGCCTGTAGCTCGGCTGTCTCACTAACTGTACCGATGCTAAGTAAATCACCTGCACCGATATAAGTGTTGCTGTTAAAGGTTAAATTACCCAAGCCAGACCAGAAATAAACGCTACCAGACGTAAACTCCATATCGATTAAATATATCGGGCGTACTACTTCAGCGGTTGCGACCGCTTGCATTTCAGATGATAGGGTGCGACTCATTAGATGGCCTCGACACAGGCTAGAGTAAATCCATAAAGGGAGGCAGTATCAGTAGACCAGCCAATATCATTTGAAGCCATGCGCCATAGACTTTTAGGCAATGTAAAATCTAATGCTGTGCCTGATGCTATCTCTGCCCTTAGTGGCGGCTGAAACTTTAAAGTACCTGCGCCATCGGATTTATCTTCTGTAACCATGTAAAGATAATCACCTAGCTGAAAGTAAGTACCCGCAGTCACCGCAGTAGAACCAGAATCGGTAGTCAGTTGTTCTGCCCTAACCGCTGTTGTGCCAGATGTTGTACTGGTTGCTGTACTTGTATGCAGTGGATGGCCGAACGTAAACGTGCCAGAACGCCCTTTTAAGCCGACTATAAATGCCTCAACTGATCGTGCCTCTGCATAGGTTAAAGGCGGTAGGCTGATCTCTGCTTCCCATCTAGCCCCTGAATGCTCGTACACTTGCTGATCGTAGGTAAATGGCGACTCTGATACGGCTACAGTTCTACGCAACCGCATATTGATAGACTGTATGCCGACTGATGGAAATGCTAATGGCATTTTTTATGCTCCTACTAATGCTTTGGAATAACCACCACCGCGCATTCTAGCGTCTGCAACTGCACCTTTAGCGGCATTGGCAATCTGTGGCATAAGTGTAGCAATTTCTGCTCTTACTGTCTGCTGTACACCTGTCGATACGTTGATGGTCTGATTGACTACTACGCCACCGCCACCGCCAAGATTTCCATTAGGGACAATAGATCCTTGAGAGTTAGGAACGAATAGTTCTGGGCCACGCTCTCCAACCATATAAGGCTGACCTGATTGTACTGATCCACCAATAGCTTTTCCTGATGGAGATGTAGTCGGTATTCCAAGTGCGCCACCAACTAAATCTAGTATTGGCTTAGTAATGTAATATTGCACCATCATTTTAATCAACGAATCTACGACAGTTTTAGCCATGCTCTTCATTGCATCGCCAAATGACTTCGCGCCACTGATTGCGGCAGTAAAGCCATCAGTTAATGATGTTTCAAGAGTTTTCCCTACAGTTACCATTTGATCGCGCAAGCTAGGCATTGCATCAGATACATTCTTAATGGCATCGCCCCATCTGTTGAATATAGTGGGCGTTTTTTCTAATTCTTGGTTGTTTTCTTTTAATTGTCCAAATGCAAAAGCACTGCTATTACCAAAATCAACAATGGCCTGTCCAGCGGCTCTTATTTTATCAGATGTTTCATATCCAAAAGCATTTTCAATAAAAATATATGTTTCATCAAAATACTTTTTAACTCTGCCAAAAACATTTGATACTTCATTTGCAAAAGTAGTTAATGCAGATACAGCATTGCCAACACCGATAACAAAATTACCAAACCCAATAATAATGTCTTTAATTACTTGATTTGCAAATTGCTCTATAGACCCACTTGCTTCTTGTATTGCTACAAGTAACTTATTTTTCAATAAATCTGCAAGATGTTCTATTACTGGTGCTAATGCGGCAGTTATTTGATCCCTAATGCCTTTAAATAAAGCAAATAACTTAGTAAGCGCATCGTTAGCATCTTCTACGCCTTGTGCCGCCCTGCCTGACATAACTATGCCAAGCGTTTCGGCCTCTGCAAACATTTCTTTAAGGCCATCACTGCCTTCTGCAAGTGTATTAACTAATGATACACCTTCAGAATCAAACAGCTTCATCGCTAATCTGACTTTATCCGCTGATGTTTGTACATTGCCAAACGCATCAGCAAGATCAAGCATTTGCTCATCGAGCGACTTTTTCTTCAATTCTTCTGCGTTGATGTTTAATTCTTGTAACGCGCCCTTAGCCTCGCCAGTACCCCTTGCGGCTTCTGCAAGTCTACGGGTAAATCTTTGCGCGGCCATGTTGACAGTTTCAACACTCACGCCCGTCAATTCAGCGGCAAATTGGAATTTGCTTAAAGCCTCAGTCGATGTGCCTATTTTGTCAGCAGTCTTTTTAAGAGAATCAGTTGCAGTTAATGATTGCTTAATCAAAAAGCCAATAGCGGCAGGGCCAGCGGCCGCAACTAGTGCGCCTTTCATTGAGAATGCGGCTTTTGAAACTGCCCTAAGACCAGACGTTACGCCATTAAAGGCTTTCTTAGTCTTATCAATCGCGCTTATCGTAATCTTGACGTTTTCAGCCATCGCTCTCAC